GTTCAACATATCGTAGCCGTCTTGGGCTTCGTCAGCGGTTGGAACCTCACCGGCAGCCAACGCGCCAATGTCTTTCATGGCGCGGGTCACAATGTCAAATGGCGTTGTCATGTCAGTCCCTTATAGTTCGGGCGTGAAAGTTTGTGGCAGCCAGGGCGCAACAACAGTTGTTTGCGCTTTCACTTGCTGCATTTGTTCTTCCAGCCGCGTTTCGATCATCGGCTTGCCATCGCGCACCGCTTCTTTTTTGATCCACTCAACAACCATTTGCTCGGTGATTTGATCGAAAGGAATCTTGCCATCCGGCTCTTGGAATGTCCAGTATCCTTCGGTTTCCACCACCTGGTCGCCATCCTGGGCCGACACAAAGTATTTGGCGCTGGTAACAACGCCGTTCTTTGCGTCAATGCCTAAAATTTTCCAGGCAAAGGCTGTCATTTGTTTGTCCAATCAATCACGATGGGTTCTTGGCTTGGCGTTTTTTTGGCTTGAATTGCATCATTGATTTCGTTTTCAATGCAACGCATATCGTCAGGCGCCAGCGCGGCGTTCATAAATGACAGCAATTGCTCGGTCGTCAACTGGTCAATCGGCGTAAAACTGGTCGGATCGGCGGGGCCAATTCCAATGTGACGGGCCACGGAATGTTTGAATTCGCCATCCACACCTTCCACTTCAAAACCAATCAAAAACACGACGTTTTGCAAACCCAATTTTGGGTCTTGCGGGAATGCTTTGATTTCAAAAATTTTGGTTGTAAACGTAGTCATGTCTTTTTCCTTTATGAAGTGGTGACAATCATGCCAATCCGAACGCGACGCATATCATCCGTGCCGCCATTTGCAATTGTCATTTGCAAATTGTTGGATGAAGTTGTGATGGTGACTGTCATTGAAGTGGGAACGCGATAGTCTGCAATGCCTTGGCTTTGTGCATACGTAACCGTACTCAAGCCAGCATTACAAATTAAACCACCTTGCCATTGCGCCAAAATTTGACCGGTTGCGGTATCTGTCGCATTCAATGTCAAAGGCAATGTCGGCGTTTTTTCCCATGCAGTAACAACGAATTGAATCGTGACTTGCTGATCCGATGCTTGCACCGGATAAATCGTAACGGTTGCCGATTGGCCAGCATCAATGCTGCCAACAGTCACGCCAATCAATTTTTGATAATCTGTGAAATAGTCGTCAGATGATCGAATTTTGAATGTTGGCCAAATAGTAAGATTTGGTTTTCCAGCGATTTGGCCGTTTGCTTGATATAAAAAACCAGGAACAAATTGCGGGCAAATGCTTGGATCGTCTCCAATCATTACCTTTGGATTTTCCGTCAGCACCATTGTGTATGGATAACCAAAAGAACATCCATAAAATTCGCTGTATGAGTTTGCGTTTTCTAGGCTGCGCGTGTTGGCTTCCAACATACAACCATAAAAAATGTTTGTATTGTTGTCAGAACCACTTGCGCCGGTCTTTTTAATTTTGATTGCGGTTGGTGTAGTGTTCGGGCTGGTTCCTGTCAGGATGCCTTCCAAATGCACTTCGGTGAACACGTTTGTGCCGCCATCATCAATTTGAATGCCGGTGTTTGTAACCTGGCCAATTCGCATTTGATGAAAGTAATTTCGGTTTGATCCCGACGAACCAGAGGGGCAATCCATCAACCAAACGCCGCGCTTGCAAGAATAAATGAATGTTGACGAAATGTCGTTGTACCAGCAACCGCTATCCGTCCCGCCAACATCAGGGCCGCAACGCAACACAATGCCTTCGTCGCAATTCAAAATATACAAATTGCGGAATGCGTTGTAGAGTTGGAAAACGTAGGACGTGGTTTGATTCATGTCTTCAGGAACAAGTCCAAGTCCCCATACGGTCGTTTTGCCGTTCGCATCAATCGAAAAACCATCCATCTCGCAATGGCTATCTGACCAACGCACAACAATCATATTGTTGCTGCCAGCCTTCAATACCGTTGAAGAACCATCGCCAACCAATTTCACTCGGTTGCTTGTTGAATTGGCGTTGGTGTAAGGAATTACCAATCCGTTGTTTTTGCTGTCAGGGCCGGTGGTCGAGTTAATCAAATACACGCCCGAAGGAAAGTGAACGGCAGCGCCCAAATTTTTGGCCGCATTGATCGCGCTTTGACACGCTGCGCGAACGTCGATTGTTCCAGCGCCACTTTGCACGTCGGCAATTTGTGCGGACGTCATAAAGTCCCACACGCTAATCATTTCGGTAAATTTGCTGTGAACGGTTCGCGCCGTTGCACCCGACAAAAAGTTGGCGTAATCGGCCTGTTTGAAACCAATCAGCGCGTCACCTTCATTGATGTTGGAAGTGTTAGAAAACGCTGAAAAATCATTCATGCCTGGGATGTTGTCCCATGATCCAATCTGTGCGCCTGACGAATCCTTCAAAACAAATTTGTAATTAACGCCACTTGTCAGCCAAATTTCGTTTGGTGTGCGGCCAGCCGAATCCAAGATAATTGGATTTGAATTGGCAATACTTCCGGCGTTGGTCGTGTATGTTGTTTGTGGCGTGGTAGTTCCGGCGGTGTATGTGTAAAGCAAACCACCGGTCAGCGGAACACCGTTGTTGTCGAAAAACTGCCAACCAGCGCCAGCAAAATAAGAAATGTTGACTGTCATGTTTTGCCCTTATGAGAAATGATCCTGGACGGTTACAACAACGTTTGTAATTGATGAACCGCCGGAATTGGTTATTGTCAGCGTCAAATTGTTTGAAGATGCGCCAATTGACAATGATGCGCCGCTGAAAGCGCGGTAATCTCCAACGCCCAATGATTCGTTGTAATTTGTGCTGCCAATACCGCGCTGATTGATTGTTCCTGACACCCAATTACAAATCACTTGGGCTTTCATGTAAATCGTGCCGCCGTTGCTGTTTTCGTATCCAGTAACAAACACGTCAAACCCATAGTATTTTGTGCCGCCTGGATTGGCCTTCAAAGTAATGGTGGCGCTTCCACTTCCAGCAATTGTTCCGACGCTGATTGTTCGCAAAGCCTGGTTTACAAATGTTGCAAATTGTGACGCGTCAAAAGATGCGGCATTTGTTGAATTTGTAAATATGGCGTAAGCGGCATTTCCGGCTGTGCCAGCATTAAGTTGCCTAGTTCCAGTAGTGTAAATTTCACTTGCGCCGGATGTGAAAGCCGTTCCTTGGCCAATGTAAACGCCTGAAGCATTGAACGAAGATGTGCCGTTGGAATCGGCAAGTGAAATTGTATTAACCCAACTTGGCGCGGCCGCACCATTACTTTGCAACAAGTAATTTGCAGTTCCAGCGGCCAAAAATGCGGTGGTATCTGCTGCGCTTTGATAGGGCAAATAACCGGCGCCGCCGCCAGCCAGGTTGGTGGCTTTGCCAATAGCCACGGTTGATGGCGCAACCCATTGCGGCGCTGTCCCGCTGGAAGTCAAAATGTAATTGGCGGTTCCAATTCCCAATTTTGTGAAAGCGGTTCCGCTGGCGTAATACACCAGGTCGCCAGCGGTGTAACTGGCCACGCCCGTGCCACCGTTGCCAAGCGCAAGGGTTCCCGAAACGTGCGTTGTAAGGCCAATTTTCCCCCAGGAAGGGGCGACGCCAACACCGCCGGAAATCAACGCGTTACCGGTCGCCACATCGGCCAATTTGGCCAGGCTGGTGGTGGTGTCGGCATAAAGAATGTCGCCCACCGCGTAAGATGTTTGGCCAGTACCGCCAGCCGTTGCCGGAACAATTTTCCATCCAATAACCTGGATGGCGTTGGCATTGTCTTTGTAGAACAATTTGCCGTCGGTAATGTTGATGGCGAGTTCGGAACCCAATGTCGAATTGGTCAGATTTCCAGCCGCGGGCGCTTGCGACGCCGTGGTGCTGGAATAAATCAGAATCGGTGTGTAGCCAGTTTGTGACATTAAAAGGTTCCCCCGCCAGTTCCACCGGTCACGGTCAAAACGCCGGTAGATGGATTAAATTTGAGTTTAGTGCTTGACACCTTTGCGGGCAAGTTTCCGGTCGTGCTGGTCACCCATGTCAGGTACATATCAGCCGAAGTCGTTGTGTCGTCGGTGATTGCGATATTCGTTGCATTTGTTGCGTTTGTTGCACTTCCCGCGCTGCCATCAATCGACACGCCGTTCAATGTTTGGCTGGCGCTGGTGCGGTTCAACGCGATTCCGGTCGTTCCAATGTAAACGGTCGAATTCCCCAACACGGTCGAAGGGATCGTGCCGGTCAATTGGCCAGCCGGAATGCTGGTCAGGCTGGCAGCCGATCCGCTGAACACCGTGGCCGACAACGTGCCGGTGGACGGGTTGAATTGCAATTTCGTGCTGCTAACATATTCCGTGCCCAGGTTGCCGGTCGTTTGATTGGCAAAAAGCGGATACCTGGTCGCGTTGGTCGTCGTGTCGTCGGTCACCGTCGCGTAAGCGGTAGGCGTCACCCAGGACGGGGCCGAAGTCCCGTTCGATTGCAGCACCTTGTTTGCGTCACCGGCTGCGGAAGCCAGGAACGACGTTGTACCGGCCGCGGATTGGTAGGGAATACTAGCGGCAGCACCGCCCGCCAAATTCGTCGCTGTCCCCACGGAAACGCTGCTGGCGGTCACGTTGCGGAAGTATGCGCCCGCGGCATAGTATTGCAACAAATCATTGTTGGCTAGGCCGGACACTTGAACGTTTTGAATGTCGTTCAATGTCGGGCCGATGAAAACCTTGACCTGGATCGAACCATTGGTTCCGCCCGCGGCTTTGGTCACCACGCCAATTTGCACTTTGATGTTTGGCGCCACCGGTTGGGTTTTTGTGTAACCGCCAACAACGGTTGGGTCGTACCAAAGCGCGTCGCCGTCAGCATAGCCAGGCGAAGTCGATAAATCGTGGACGATACCGAACGCGGTGATGCGACCAAACGAATTTTTGGCAATGTCTTCGGTGGCCAAACCAATGATGTGCGTCGGATCGGTCATGCCAATCGGGGCGGGTTCGAAGGTCACATAACCGGTCGTTCCGTATGCGCCCGACACGGCCACAACCTGGCCATTCGTAATGGCTTGCGATGCGCGGCCGTAAATGAAAATTTCCTCACCGATCTGTTGGGTGATGTTGTTTTGTTTGAAGTTCAACGTATCGCTGGACGAATCAAACCACATCGTTCCAATCGGCGTGGATGCGGGAATCGAACCCGAAAACTGAACCGACCTGGCGCCAGCCAAATTGGCGCTGTCGTCAATCGTGATGCCGCTGTTTTGAATCAGTTTGCCCGTCGTGCCGTCAAATCGGGCGATGGCGTTGTCCGTGGCGCTGCCTGGGCCTGACACATCACCATTGCCGTTTGTCGTCCATGTAGGGGCGCCAGCGCCGTTTGAAGTCAATACCTGGCCAGCGGTTCCAACTGAAGTGAACGCATAAGCCGTGCCGTTTCCGTAAGCCACCGCGCCAGCCGTTGGCGTTGCACCGTCGCCGGTTCCACCGTTGGCAATCGGCAGCGTTCCGGAAACATGGGTGGCCAAGCCAATTTTTCCCCAGGTTGGCGCTGCGCCAACGCCGCCGGAAATCAAAGCATTGCCCGTGGCCACGTCGGCCAGGGTGGATAAAGTGGTCGCACCGGACGCGTAAATAATGTCGCCGATGGTGTAACTGGTCAGGCCCGTGCCGCCTTTGGCAACCGCAATTGTGGTTGCGTTCCAGGTTCCAGTTGCAATTGTGCCCAGGGTGGTGATCGACGTTTGACCAGGATACGTGTCGCTGATCTTGATGCCCGACGATGAAACGTCGATGGTCGTGCCGTTCGCTTTGACTGAAAACTGATTCGAAATCAGTTGCAAACCATTGCCCGCGGTATATGTGCCCACGCCTGAAAACTGCGACCAGGGCATGGCTGTCACATTGATTGTGCCGGTGCGCGATGCGGTGGTCACCCAACCGGTGGATGCCAACGTGGCGCCGTCTTCAATGAACGTGAATGCGCCTGGCACTTCCGACCAAACGTTCATGTCGCTGGTGCGTGTCCATCCGCTGGCGCTGGCTGCATAAATGCCGTTTTCAGCCTGGGCGGTTTGATTCTTGACCAGGATGCGATCGCCCGCGGTCAGCGTGGAAATCCAATCGCCACCAGCCTGGACGGCCAGGCCGGATAACGTGATGTTGTTTGTGGTTGCGTAAACGCACGACGCTTTCACATCCAAACCTTGGGCGACGGAATCGACATAAGCCTTGTTGGCAATGTCGGTGTCGGCCGAAGGCGACGTGGCCACCTGGCCGGTGACGGCGTAAATGTTTGTGAAATAACCGGCTGCGGGCGCGGTTCCACCAATCACCGATGAATCAATCGTGCTGTTGGTGATCGTCAAACCCGATTGAATCGGGTTAATGTTGGCGTAAAACGGTGTTCCGGCGGGGCCGATGAACGTGATTAAATCAAACGTCGGTTCAGGCTGAAAAAGCGCCTGAACCGGTTTGATGTTGGTCGTGTTCGTGACAGCGGTGCTGTTCGACATGACGCCCCCTTAATCTGCTTGGACGGGCGTGATGTAAAGTGTGTTTGTGCCGCTGCTAATCGCCTTGATGTAAAACGGGCCTTTGGGGGCTGCGATCACCAAGGGAAAATTCATGCTGCCAGGTAACACGTAAGAACCGGAAGTGCCGGTGGTGGCCACTTTCGGGGTCACCAGGTTGGCCGATTCGGGCGCCATTTCAATGGCTGCAACGCCGGTTCCAACATTCAACAAACTGACGTAGTTTGTTTGATCGTTGGTCGATGGAACGATTTGCAAAGCCGCCGACGCTGATGTTGTCAAGTCAAGCGCATAGGTTGGCCCGCTTGTTCTAATGGCTGATAAATTGACCATTTTTAACCCTTTCCCGTGTTTTGAAAATTATAGTGCCGACCATAGAAAAAAAGCCACCCCTTTTGAGGGCGGCCTTCTTTCACTTCATGCCATATTAAGGCAAGAATGTCAGGTCGTAACCGTAGATGAACACATCGGCGGTTGCGGCTGCGCCCTGGGCGGTAGTGTTGCGAATGTAAAGGGGTGTGCCCGATACTGCGTCGGTTGACGTAGCGGCGGTAACAACCACTTTCGCGGGGGCGCTGTTGCCGGTCAA